TAGGGGATATCCTCATCAGTATTTGTTATCGTTGGTATATAATCGTTTTCTACATCGCATTCACCACCGCCTACATCCTGTATACCTTGATCCAATATTACTTGGACATTGTCGCCATTCCACCAATCATACATGTCGTCATAATTGGAAGATGCAACTAGTGTTTTATCCAGTGTATAGATACGTCTTTCGCAGTTCTTATTTCCATCACCAGTACCTTTACGTTCAAACTTAAAGTATAAACGAATACGACTTCCGGCAGGTACGGTATAATCTTCATACAACCCAGTCACTGTATTTAACCGGTTCATTGGATAATGAGCCAATGCATATGTGCCGCCATCATCTTGGTCCACCTGCACCTTGCCCGGCGCTATAATAGCCAACTCATCATTAACCACATTAAAACTATTCGGGTTGATCTTCATGTAAACGCCCGATGGCACAGGAAGATCCACTGCTGGGTCCAATGTACTTGGTATCGTAAGAAAATCTGCCGCCTTAGATTCTTTCTCAAGAACTGTGGCGTATACGCATTGCTGGGTAGGCCCTGAAGTATCTGCTTTTACAATTAAACGATCTCCTGTCTCAATCTTTTTTGAATTCTCTCCTTCTAATAGGAAGTATGCATCATTTGAATAAGGATCAAGAAAGAATATAGATGTATAGATAGTATCGTATGTCTCTTGATCAGGCTTAATCACAAACTTATATCTTGATGCCCAAGCGGGTGCTATCTGCGTTGTGGGTATCTGTACCAGTATTGAGTTCTTATTACTTGAGTAACCACAAGGGATATGAACTGTATTTTGTTGACTAACCAAAGTTGTAGATGCACGATTAAACTCATCCATATACACAATACCAATCTCATAATCCCTGTTGCTGTGAAGACTTGTTGGATTAGAAATCTCTTGGAACGTAGCCTCTACAAACGTTACTCCATAGTACTCATAGATTTGTACGGTTGGTGTTGTGGTGTTATCAACAAACTCCATGGCTATTAACTGAAATCCAATTACTGAACTAGCAGGACTCGTAATGATAGCAATGGGTTCTGCGACTGCGTTTATACCACTAGCAAACTTGATTAAAGCATCTAAGTTATTTGGTATAGCGCAGTTCACTCTATCTGTAAGGGTAACTCCGTCACACGATGTTTGGGCTCCGGGAGTTGCGGAGAATACTGGCTGTATATTAGCGATTGTGCCGACTGCTTCTTGAAATTCTGGGCTAGTTGCCAAGGCATACACTGATGTATACGCTATGGCTAAAGAGAATGAGAATGTTAAGGATACATTTGTTGTAGTTTCTGCAGGTTGTGGCGATCCACTAAACAACGAGTGGCTGAATGTAAACTCTATGCTTATCGATGATCCGGCTATTAGGTTTATACCTGCAAGATCAATCTCAAATGTTGCATCAGTAATTGATTGCGCTCCGTCTATGTTGTATATGCCATTGGATGTTGAGTCAGGTATTTCCGTCTCGCCTATCACCTCAGTGATTACCTCAGCAACATATTCCAACGAAACAGGAAAACCATCTTTGTCAATCATGTCATACCCATCTACGTAGTTGGCATACATCAAGCGGTTGCCCATTAATGTTTGGGCTTTTGCTAGCAACGGAACGTTATCATAGAGCCTAAGTAATTCGTACTGTGGTAAAATGGTAAATATCTTACTGTTGTTAAATGTAAATGTAGCATCTTGAAAGTCACCGCCGGTCTTGTCAAGCTTCTCAATGATTCGGATTACGTTGCCACTGGCTTCTTTGAATAGTAAATCAAAGCCAACGACTAACGGTCCGCCTGTATTGTAAGTAACCTCAACAGCATTAAACCTATTGACCATACCCTCATTCAGATAACTATCTACAGTAAATTCAAATGGGTTTGGAGAAAATGCCGGTGGTGAGAACTGAGATGTAGCGGAGTATTCTCCGTCTGCATATCTATATCGGTAAGCAAAGCAAATGAATCTAGTCTCTATGAAATTATCTTGCCCACCAGTTAGGATAGGATTGATTGTCGGGGCCTGTGTCGGTGGTTTCTTGATAACAAGAATAGACTCAGCAAGGCCAACAACATCCAAGTTTGCAACTGGATTTCCATACCCTCTTTTTATATTTAGGAACCTCGGTGGATTGTAATAGTCAGTATAAAACAACAAACTCTCTTCTAGAATTCCTGTCTTGATTATATTTATTCCGGTGATTAAATACTGCGGATTGAAATTAAGCGTTGTCTCAGTGCCAGTTCCATTGTCAATGCTGATAATGTGGTACGTTAATATGTTTGTCAATGCACCATAAGATACAATCATATCAAGTTTCCCTGTAGCGCCAACTGGAAAGTTGGAGTCATGGATAAACCAATAGATAGTCTCTTTCTCTCCATCTTCAAATGCACCAATACATCTTGCATCTACACTTAAAGGCGTGCCATCTACATAAGTCAATGCAGTTAAAGACAAGTTGCCCTTGGTATTTTCTATAACACCTATCTCCGAATTCTCGGTAGAGCCCATGCGGATATTCAGAGCATCGACATATTGCCCATCAGGAACAAGCCGTTCATCAACGACCTTGTTCATTTTGCCTGCTATAAAGTTTCTTGTTATGTTAGCCATCTTACTTTATCCACTTATCCAATCCTCGAAGACTCATCAATAGTCTGCCTGGATGTATGTTGCTCAATCTTATTTTAGCGTTCCTTAGCAATGCTGACTTTTCTTTTCTAGCTCTGGATACAATGTACTCTTGTACCCCGAATTTTGAATTGAGTATTTCATACTGAATAGATGCGTAAACATATTTTTCAAATAATTTGTTTACAGTGATTAAAGAATTGTCACCGCCCTCCATGCCATCAGACACATACTCAATGATACATTGTTGGTTTGACATATCTGAATTGAAGTTGATAACACCAGCCTTTCGGTCTATCGCAAATGTGGGATTAATGTTGGCGGTCTCTGGGTTTAGCCCAAACCAAGGCCCTATTGCACAGTCAAAATACCAATTGCCATCTATATTCCAACCTTCCTGTCCATCAAACATAGCCCCTGCACTAAGGTATATGTTCTTCTTTGATCCCCGGAGCCTCTCGATATCTATCTGAGAGTTCTGTGGTTCTAGAACATTGCCATCCTGATCAAACAAGATGTTAGCGTTGTTATCTTGTAGGTATGCACGAGATGAGAGCACTTGTATGTTCTCAGTCATTGGCCTTAATACACCATTGATCAATAAAGATATGCGTACCCAATTGACATAATCACTGGGCAGTATGAACCTTAGATTACTACCAACTGTTAACTCAAGGACTTTTATCTCCTTGAATGCATCGTAGTTTAGTTCTTGAATCGCCCTCTTTGCGTGGAATAGTATCCGATACCGCTCCTCGTTGTTTACTAGCGAGTGGTTTCCTGCATACATCAACTGAAAATTCTTGACGATATCCTGCAAACTTACATATTGGTACGATCCCCAGTTCTCTTCCTCTGGAGCAGCCCCGCCGTTTTCATAGTACTGATACGCTGATAAATATGCCATAGCTTATTGTTGTCTTAGTGGGTTAAATGTTGGTAGGTTCTGCTGTGCTTGAGACATCCCGAATTGAACCGCCTCAGTCTCCCTAATAGACATACCAGCATATTGCAATATCTTTATAACTAGTTGATACTCATAGTCTGGAGTCAATTCAAAATCTTGATAGTCTGGTTGCGATTGATCAAACACCGGCTCACCACCTGTTATGCTAATGTATGTCCACTTAGGAGCAAATGGGTATCTAAAGTAATTGGCTATCACCTGACCCGGAACCTTGTAGGTAACAGGAGTAATCGTCACCACTGATGCCTGCTGTGTGTATGCAGGGAACATACTAGATGGTGCTGTTAGCATTGATGTATTCAACAACGTTGAATTTGTATGTGTCACCTTCTCCGCTTCCGCTGCGCTACTAGCCTTTAATACCAAGAAGTTGGTCGGAGTTGTAAGGAAAATATCATTGTCCAATAGCAATACTGTGTTGCTCGATACCAATGCCACATTGGCAATCGTATTTGTTGTTGTGTTAACCACCACGTCCCCAGCAACAATTCCAGCACTGATGAACGTAGCTCCACTATCTATCAATTGAAATGTTACTACAGACGTATTGGCTCCGCTATCTAAAACTGTGGGATAGCAAATCATTTTTATCATCATATAGTCTTCATCTCCTGTAGTAGATAGGCTAGGCTGAAAGAATACGCTACCTCCAAAATGTGTTAATGGATTGGTTGAAACAAAAATTTCCATCGCTTCAGCGTATGGTTTGTTCATATCTGCGTACCCAGTACCAGATAGACGACTGTTCTCGTTGTTGACAATTAAGTTATACGAAGAGAACATGTCTTCATATAATTCCACCTGCGCTTGACTAGCAAATAAATTGAAGTCTGATGGAGATATGTACCCGTAATTATTCTTGTTCAATATAGATAATACGGTATTTCTTACTTCGTTAATCATATCGTTGTTTTAGCAAAGATAAAGAAAAAAAAAGAGGGAGCGTTTGCCCCCTCTTATTGAGATAAAATAAAGTTTATTGTGACATCTTAATGGCGTTGTCTAGCAGTTTTAATGCATCGATACCTTCATCTGTCTGTAGGTATAAAGCCACCTCGACATACGGGTCAGCTCCGAATGCTATGTTCATCATCTTTCTCTTGGTTGTAGAGGTATTAAACCACACCTCTTTGTTACCATTTCTAAAAGACAATACCTTGGTGTCGAAGTACCTATGTACATTGGATTCAAGTTTAAGCATTGGATCGTTGATCAAAGCCAAGAACCCTCTAGGGTCTCGCTTGGCGTAAATCAATATATCCCTTTTCAATTCTGCAGTGCTAACCACTTCTGGGTCTTTACCAAAGAGAACTCGAGATACATTTTCAAGTTGATCAATGGTTAATGCACGAGCTTCTAGTAAAGCATCAACTTCTTCGTTTAAGATTTCAACCTCTTTCGCGGCATCTTTCTCGTAGTTGACTTCTGCAAATACAGTTCCCATCATTGGATGGTAATACAAAAACTCTTGAAGAACAGGATTATTTCTTGCAACGCTAAGCATGCCATCTATAAAGATTACAGGCTCAATAAGCGGATTACCATCTTGCTCGTCCTCAAACGGACTCTTCTGGTTGACTGCATACCGCAATGGACGATTGACGTTATTGACTTCGTCAAACCAAAGTAGTGGGAATCTCCTGCTACTCCTTGATGGAATAGTGTACGACAGTGGAGATGAGTGGAGTAATTTGTAGACCTTGTCTACAGGTATTGTGTTTTTTTTCATGATATGATTTAATTTGATATGATTTATTTTTTAATAAGGAGAGCGCCGCTAGCGGCACCCTCCAGATTAAAATGATTAACTTACCTAGTTCGTTAAGGATTAAACACCGTAACGGAACAATACGAAGTTGTTAGCACCTAAGGTACATACACAACGCTCAGACAAGAAGTTTACTTCCATCGCATCCAAGTCGCTAGTCTGTGCACCACCGGCAGAACCTGTGATCCAAGTCTTATAACGACGATCCTCTGTAGCAGTGGCTCTGTAACGAACGTGCAAGAAAGGACGCTTAGCGTTCTTACCTAATACCTGATCGTAAACAGTTGTAGAGCCAGCAGGCACCAACAAACCAGTGATTACGTTAGCGGTTGAAGCACCAAAGGCAGATGAAGTCATTCCACCACGCATGGTAGGATCATTCAAATACTTCCAGTCAGACTTATAGAAGTCATAACCACGACGGAATCCACTGAATCCAAGGTTCAATGCCATGTTAACATCGTTCTCGAACAAACCGAAAGACGCACCGCCAGCAGCAGTTGCACCGTTGAAACCATTTAAGGTAGCCAACATATCGTCAATATCGAAGCTGAAGTCACGCTGAACGAACAATACGTTTTCTTCAATAGAACCCTGTTTATCAAGACGAGAAACAATAGCATCGAAGTCAGCCAAGGTAGTTGGGTTTCCACCGCCCCAAACGTTACCGCGATCGTTAACAACGTAGAATACACCTTCAGAACCTTTAAAGCCAGCAGCCAAAGCACCAGATGCTGATGCTGCAGGAACGGCTTCAATCATAGCGGTTTCCAAATAGTCTTCGAAACGCAAGCGAGTCTCATGCTCAGACTTCAAGTACCACAAGAATCCAGATGCACCGTTTTCAGTGGTTACTTCTACCCATCCGATCTGAGCCATGTCAGAACCAGATACAGCATATTTATCCTTGATGATGATAGGGCTGTTGTTGAAGATGTCATCTTCTGCTTCCAAAGAACCTTGCATTCCGTTGGTTCCTTTTTTGAATTCAGAACCATAGATGAAGATTGTAAAAACGTTAATGGCTAAACTGTTAAGGAAACCTGAAGTTTCGTAGAAAGCAACGTCAATAGTACCAAGAGCAGTATCAACAAAAGTAATGATACCTTTGTTTGAAGTAGTGGTAGCGTTTGGAGCATTGGGAGTGATGATGATAGTTTGTCCAACACGCATTGCAATAGTACCAGCAGTCAAGCCAATAGCTGCACGGTTAGGAACCAATACATCATTGATAGTAAAGGTTACCGTAGTAGCACCAACAAGTTCCTGCGAAGTAGTACAGTTAACGTACTTAATGTGCAAGCGGCCTTGCTCAGCCCATGTGATCAAGTCAGAGTTGGATGGCATTTCAGCGCCAACCATACGTAAGAATGAAGAGATAGTACGATTACCGTAACGCTCAAATTCTTTCTCGTAGGTATCAGGAAGATACTGGTTCAAGAAGTTGAAGTCGGTAATGTAGTTAGTAGATAGGGGGACCTGCTGCGCACTCGGCTGCAACTGAAATCCCGGGGTAGTTAAAACTGCCATAGTCGTTTAATTTAGTTTTCTTTTTTTATAATCGTTTGATACTACGGATTTTTAAGCCTCTTCCGGCATCAGGATCAATCGCTTTAACCTGAAACCCATCTCTGCTAATTGGTTGAGGTGCTTGTCTCTCGGTCATATTAATGTTCCTAATTTTTCGAGTGACATCCTCAGTAGCAGAAGACTTGCCTTGCTCATAAAAGAACTTGGCGAATCTTTCTGGATTCATTGCTACCGCTAGCGCTCTGTGGTACCCTGCCGCATCCCTCATCATCCCACTTTCATCCAGATACTTATTGATAAAGTTTGCTGGTGTCTGATGGGCTTTCTTAAGTTCTGAAGCGTCCCCCGGTGTAAAACGTAAAACTTGGTCGTCTAGCTTGAACTCAAAACCTTTGAACTCATCACTAAATACTTCGTCGGTCTTCTTTGAAAACCACTCACGCTTACGATCGGCCTCTTGGTCCAATGTGTTTGCTTGCGATATATATTGCTTGTACGCATCCAACTCTTCTCTGTCCTGTGTAGAAATTGCTACCGTGCTTGACTCAAGGGGTAGTTTGTATTTCTCTTTTTGGGTGTTGAAGTATTGTTTGGCTTCGGCAACCATTTTCTTTTTTGCTAGTTTAGATTTTCTGATAGTGGCATCATCGTCGAGATCCTCATCGTATGAGTAATCTTCCATCATGACATCAATATCTTCGGAATCTAAACCAACCTGTGTTGACTTGAGGTAACTGCGAAGAACATCGTCAGCATCCATCGAATCAAAATCTTCCTTTAGTTTTAAGAAGTCTTCGAATCCTCTGCCTGTTTCTTTGCGGTACTTCAAGTACGTTGATACATCCTCTGGAAGTTCTTCCTGAGAATTCTCAGCCACCAAATCATCAAAAGAATTGATTTGCTTGTTGTAACGTTTACTTATATAAGAAAGAACGTCTTGCTCTTGAAGCTCTGCTTCTACTGGAGCACTTAATTCAGCGACAACTTCCGTTGGCACTGGGTCTGGTGCGGAGATAACTACTTGGGATGGATCAACAACAGTTGCAAACTGTTCGTCATGCTTCGCTAGTAATTCACCCTCCACTTCTTGAACGCTTTTCGTTGCAATCGGCGTCACTTCTCTTACTTTCATTTCCATTTGATTAGATTTAATTTATACAAAGTTATAGTTTTTTTTATTATCGTTAACGAGGCTCGAATACAGATAGGTCAAACCCATCTAACGAATCTTCGTTTGACTCAAAATTGATTGGCGGCAAATCGTTCCTTCTTTGGTTTATTAATTTCGATTGCTCGCTATTCTGTTGGCTTATACGCTTTGACTTACCATCTTCTTTGGACTTGTCTCTTAAGTTTAAAGAGTCCTCATCAATACCGGCAAGCACCATGTTATATCTGAACTCTTCAGCCATCAGCATCTTCTTAAGATCTGCCTCTGCCTTTAACATCTCAATCTGGAAAGCTACCTCTGCCTGTTTGACTTGCATCTTCGCTTGGCTTTCTGCTTGTATCTTTTGCATTGCTGTTTGAGCGGCCATCTGTTGGAGCTCCATGTTCTGCTGAGACTGCATCTGTTGCTGCATCATAACCATCTTATCCTTGTGTTCTTGCAACCTTACTCGCTTTACTTTGAGTAATTGGTTTGCCATCTTGAGGTTTTTAATCTCACGGATGTCAATCGCATCTTCAAGATTGATGTCTGCTTTAGATAAAGCCATCTGAATATTGGCCTCAAGCTGAGCTCGTTCCTCTTCATCCGGTGCTATCTCCAAGAAAATACCAAAGTCATAAATGTACAAGTCCTTGATTTCATTCAAGATTGATACATTGTATTTTCCAATACGGCTAGCAAAGTCATCCTTGAAGTCAGCGTACTGAAGGATATCAGCCACGCGATAGGTCAAAGCTTCTGCTATTGTTCTGAATATATAAAGACCAGCCTCTAAGATATGGCGTGTTGCTGTATTTGAATTTAACGCTGCGAGCTTCTGTAAGCCAACCAATGAGTTCGGATCAGGATTACTACCATCACGGGCCTCGTTGAGTCCTGTAGCGGTTCGTATCATGTCCATATAGTGATTGTAGTTTGCGATCAGCATCTGCGTTTTAGCAGAACCTGAGTTGGATGTCAACTGAGTGATAGGCACTCTTGCATTGTTGAAGTCCCCATCTTGGGTATAACTACGACCAATTACACTACCTGTTTGGAAGTATAATCTTAAAGCGTCCTCTGGGTTATACGCATTTCCTGTACCAAGATCTACTTCATTAAGTCCATCGGCATCAATGAATACACCATCAGGCACTGTACGAGCGATTACTTGCTGTAGCTTTAAGTGGGTTAACTGAATCAAGTCAGTGAAAGGAATCATCCTACGCACCAACGATTCAATAGCTCCCTTGTACATGCGAGGGGCACAAGCCACATAGTTTGGTAATGCATGTTGAGATGAAGACTTTGGACGAACCATGTTCTGCATCATCTCCCACTTAAGCAAGTAGTTCGTACCCATAACCATTACGCCCTCGTACCAAACGTCAATGGTTTTTTCTATGCGCTCAAACTTACCATCATCCATCATGTCTGCTGGTGGATTGAAGGTATCTTCTTTTTCAATAAAACGAGCACCACCGCCCTCTAGGTATTTCTTCTTATAAACAATCTTCTTTGTGGTTTTATAGTTAAAATACAGAAGGGTGGTCGTGTCTCTTGAAAAGATAGAATTCTGGTAGAATGAGGATACGTTATAATAACCATTCCAACTCTGACTACTTTGTGCTATCTCCTCTAATTCTGTTGTTGTTATAGTTGGGTCTATCTTGTACAACTCCGTAATAGGAACTGTTTTAACTTCCCCCCAATAGAAACAATCCTTGAAGTATGGGTCTTCAGTATAACTGTATACCACGTTTGCCGGGTCTACATATGATACTTGAACGCCAGCACCTAAAAGGAATTCATGTTTTGCTATGCCAATACCAATGACGGTCATGTCATAATCTACCCGCTTTCTAATATCTAGGTAGTGGTTCTCGTCGAGGATGGTGTTGATGGCTTCCTCTTCCGCAATTTCAATAGCCGGTTTGTAATTCAACTGCATGTACAATGCCAACTCTTCGTCTGTGGCTGGCAGTTGCTCTGGATCCATAGTACCTGCATCGATGCCTGTGTTCTTTTGAACGATCTCTAAGATATCTTTCGATACCATTTGAGATTCAATAACATCTTGGTACTTGGTACGCTTTGCTTGAGACATTCCGTCTTGAGCGTATGCCTTTACTTTGAATAAACGATCAGACATTCCATTAACAACGATATCCACGAACTTCGGGATCACTGGTACTGGTGTCCAATCCAAATTCAAATAAGACAAATCACCATCAATGGCGAGTTCGTTCTTGTACTTTTGGGTAGACTGCTCTCCACGAGCATAGAGTCTAAGCCTATGGAAATCTTGCCATTGACCATAGAATCTACATTGGGCTCCGTCCTTACGAAACCATTCGTATTGTATGGATTGCCCTACTTGCAACCCATATTCTTCTGACGATTTCTCTTTCTCAGATGCAAATTGAGAAGGGAATCCTGTTGCGGTTATATTTATTAAGACATCCTTCATCGAATGATTTCACTATTGTTACCTTGGTTAGTGTACCTAGCAAAAGTAATGCTTATTTTTGATTCTTTTTTTTCGGGCATGTATAGGTGTTTTTGATTCGCCATGATTGCCAATCCGGAGCTAATGGATGCATCAAATCTAGTCCTATTATTTATATCAAACTTCGCCCAATCTTCAAGTGTTCTATTGAATGGCATAGACCCAATCAAGTCAGGGTCTCTATACTTGGCCTCAAAGTCAAAGCCAATATGCTTCTCGATATGAGATTCAATTGCCGATGCATGGGATTGCCTTACGTCTTCTGATGTGTTTGGTATGCCACCCAACTCCTTCTCAGTGGCAGATAACTTATGTAGTAACTTATCGGGCCTGTTGATGCTATACCCCCGGTAGCCCCTGTTCTTTAAGTGATACAATAGGCGAGGCTTGTTATTCTCCGCTAGCACCGGCATGCCATAGAACACCAAAGCCATGAGAACATCCTCAAAGAATATCTCCGCTGTCTGTGGCCTTGCTACATACTCCAAGAAGAACTCATTCGTTGGTGCATCGTCCATGTGGAACTTAGTCATGCCGTGCAGTGCACCATTGGACCCACGCCCATCTACGGTAGCCGATATATCGTAAGAGTCACAGCCAAAAGATCCAAGGTGTTCATTCCCCGGATACTTGGTGCCATTCCTTTCGTGCATATTGTTTTGGAACCGCTGATCTGGCAGCCAACTCACTAGGAATCTTCCCTTTGAGTCAGGCGACCATATCACCTTGCTATCCTTGATGCCATCCTTCCACATAAAACTACCACGGGTAACTGAATGAGCTAGCACCTGCGAATCGTTATAGTCTATCTGATGGTATATCTTGGTTAAGTTAAATAAAGAT